TCAGGCGCCCGAGGGTACTCCGAGGTCTTTCAGATTCCCGAGGATCGATCCGATCAGTCTGGCGATAATCAGAGCGTAGATGATGGCCGCAAGGCCGGCGAACGGAGTCAGGACTTCAGGTGGGAACGCCACATAGTTCGCGGCGTACATGAGCGCCTCGATCGCCCCCCACGCGAGCACGTAGGGCACGACGTTCGTGCGCAGGAAGTCCAGAACCTTCCCCCACTCGAAGACGCCGCGGGCGACGCTCACGGATACCCGGGTCACCAGGTCCATGAGGACCAGGGCCAGGATCGCCAGGAGAGCGCCCACGAGGACGCTCTCGGACAACAGGTTGCTCAACATCTGGAGCACCTCCTTTGCCGGCGCCTCGTGCGCCAGCGGTAGTAGAGCCAACGGGGATAGCGCAGGGGTCAGCCTCCCTTCCGGACCAGCCGAAGCTCATACTCCTCGAGGTCCACCGGCCCGGAGACCTGATCGAGCAGGCGGGCGCAGAGGATCAAGAGGAGTCCCACGGATGCGGCGTCATCAGAACGATGATCCCGGCCAGTGAGGAGTCCAGCAGCTTCCAGCTTTTCCCGGGCCGCCTTCACGGCCTCCGGGTCGTGCACGACGTCGATCGGCATCTCTTCCTCCTCTGGTCGGTGCCACTGGCCGAAGTCGTCGGCTGTGGCTACGTTCAGGTCGCACACGATTCCGCCGACGGTTGGTGCCCCGTGCTTGGGCAGGGTGTACTGCCGGATCTGCGCTCGGGGGTCGAACTTGAGCTTCCCGTTCACCCGCGACCAGGCCTCCGTCTGGGAGCCATAGGTGATGAGGCCCTGATCGAAGAGCCAGCGGATGACGTGGTAGCCGCCGTAGGCGCCCACCCTCTGGACGCCACCCGCCACCGAGAGGACCCCCCGGAAGTAGGGCTCGACCCGGGGGCCGGTGGTGTCCACGTCCACGGCGAAATAGACGGGGGCTTCGGTCGCCCCGAATGCACGCATGCGGGCAAAGGCGTCCCGCGCATGGGCCACCCCACGGGCGTAGCCCTCGAGTGCCGCCCCGGCCGTGGTCTCGTAGTAGGCGTAGATGTCGAGGCCTTGGGCTCGGAGCGCCTCATGCTCAGCCTTGGTGATCCCCTTGGTCCGATCGCTCAGATACCGGCCGACGAAACTGTAGCCGCCCGCTTTCAGTGCTCGAGCGAATGCCCCCCAGTCGGCAGGCCGGGTGGAGTAATCGACGCCTCGTCTCATGTCAGTCCTCCGCTCGCGTCCGTTGTCCGTAGGCCAACCCCAGTCCGCAGTGGGTGCAGCCACCCGTCACCAGATCGGCCGTGAACGATCGGCAGCGACCGAGCACCATGTCCTGCAGCACGCGAAGCGCGCCCCGCTGTTCGCTTACCTCGCGATGGAGCTCCTTGTTCTCGGTCTGCAGCTCCCGTCTGTCTCGCTCTAGCGCGGAGATGTACTCCTTCTGGAGGGCATCCGAGGCACGCCGAAAACGGCTCGCGAAGTAGGTCACGGCCACACCGATGCCGATGACGATGGCCACGGCCAGGGAGAACAGGGTCAGGAGGTCGCGCAGGGCGATCGTCATGGGGAGGTCCTCTCTCGAAGGGGGTTGGTGTTCGGGGGTCTATGCGAGAAGTGGAGTCAGGCTCGCTGGCCGACGCCTTTCGTGCCCTGGCGGGAACTCGGATCCCGGGAGCCGAGGAGTGTGACCGTCTGCCCACCCCGGCCCGGACCGACTATTCCGTTCCCGGGAGCCGCCCACCAGTTCTTGGGGAAGGTGCTCTGATACGCGGATGCGAGAGCGCCCCAGGGGAAGGCGGCCTCGGTGTTCACGTGGGACGCGCACGCGCTCAGATCGAGGAAGCCCCGAAACCGACCGGCCCCCGGCTGAACAGTGAAGCCGTCCGCCAGGTCGTAGCACGCGTACAGGGGCATGTTCAGCTCGCCGCCGGCCACATCGTAGAGCTGGCCCCATGCTTCGGCGTAATCACTGTAGGAGCCCTGGGCATAGGTCTGGTAGATGATCCGAGGGTTTGCCTCGTCGGTCACTGTGAAGTTCTTGCCGTTGGCCGGGTACATGTTCGCGTCGCTCAGGCACTCGACGAACTGCCAGTCGGAGTCGTACACCAGGAGCACGTCCGGACCATAGAGGCTCCGATTCGTGGTCCACTCATCGAGATCGGTGTAGAGACGCGGGGCGTGGTCGTCCACGCAGGGGCCGTTGCCACCGGGAATGGCGGGCACCCAGCCTTGGCCGGTGCTGCGGAATGTCGCGTCCCGCGAACCCAGGTCCCACGCCCACGCCGTGCCCCAAGGAGCGAAGTAGAGGGTCGCCCCCACCAACCATCCGCCCGCCGGCATGGCTCGGCACACAGGGATGGGAGCAGCCCACCAAGGATTCCACGCGCGGTGTCCGGTCCCGCCCGAAGACTCACCGAGCCCGGGGGCAGGGAGATCGCGCAGGTTCTTGACCAGGGTCCAGCTTCCGTTCGCCACGGTCCCTACGCGGCATTCAGCGTAGGGCTGCGACTGGATGTTCGCGTACCACTTGGAGGCAACGACACAGCCTTGCTTCGGGAATCCTTGGAGCCGCCGCACCGCTTGGTTCAGACCGGCGGACGTGCCGCCCCAGAACGACCCGGCGTAGGCTCCGTTCACCCCGTCCGCGGCCTGCACCCAGTGGGAATAGGCGGCCGCTCCGAGATCCTGGTGCAGCTGCCCGAGCCCCCAGTCCACTCGCGTGCCGACTGGAGAGAGGATGCCCCACGATGGATCCGGCATGTATTCGATCAATGGGTCGTCGGTGCCGGCATCAGCGAAGAGCCACCAGAAGCCTTGATAGTGAGTCGGATCGACCCAATCCCCCGGCCACCACCAGTTTTCCCCTGACGTCGGGTAGCCGCGGAGCTCCACGCGCACGTCCCGTTCGTACGTTCGACGGCCCCCGGAGGTGCCCTTGTAGACTTTGGTCTGAGTGAGAGTCGCCCCCGACTCCTGCTCGATGGGCACGTTCGCCGACCCGAAGTCGGGAACCTCGTTGCCCGCCGGGTCGAAGACGTTCCGCAGGACGAGGTCGGTCCCCAACGCCCAGGTGCCGACCCAGGCGATCGCGGCCGATCCCGCCCACCTCGAGGACGCACTTCTCTTGGCCGGTTGGTCCGGTTCGAGCTCGTAGAGACTCGCCGTGAACCCGCCGGGGTTACTGCCCAGCCCGAGGTAGAGACCGTTTGACATCCTGGTGACATCACCCGAGACCGGGTAGCCGGCTATGCTCTGATCCACGCCGCTTAAATCGGACGTCCCCGGGTGGAGGGAATAGGCACCGCCATCTCGATCGCGCCGGTAGCCCCACGTGCCCACCCACGGCGACGCCGCCGCCGTAAGCGGAGAACGGAGATCTGCCGTATAGGTGGAGTCGGGGTCGGTGTTCTTGTCGGTGACCGCCCCGTAGACGCCACCGTCAGTGCCGGCAAAGGCAAACCGGGGATCACACGTGCCCGCGAAGGCAGGAGAGCACTGTTGCCCTGCAGTGACATACGACGCATAGAGATTGCTTCCATGGTTCGGGTCGGTGCAGTCACTGCCCACGTACCACTGCCACAACGAACCGCGCTTGGAGGCATTGGAGATGACCACGCCTTGATTCGTAGGCCAGTAAAGCGTGTCACGTGGGCCTTCGTAGGCGATGACTTGACCGCCCGGACCGATGGTGAGCAGGCGTTCAGTGGTGATGTCCCAGTACTGCCACAGGGCGCGACAGGGGTTGCCGCTTGCATCTACCCCTAGCGCATCGACCCAGCGCTCGCCTCGATTGCTGGATCCGGGAATGGTCGGTTGCGTCCAGTAGACGAAGTTGAGATCGGCGTCCCACCCGTAGAAGCCCGGGACGTAGCTGGCGCCCGTGAGATTCATCCCGTAGGATAGGAGCCACCGGTTGCTCCACGTCTTGAACGCACGCTCGTCACCGTAGAGCGGATTGTGGTAGTTCCACCGGGTCACCGAGACCCCGGCCGGGTAGTGGGGGCCCGTCCAGGCACCGTCCACCGGGTCGTAGCTGAACCAGCAGGCCGCTTGCGCCGCGTCGTAGCAAAGAAAGAGGATCTTCCCGCCCCACGGAAAGCAGTGCGACTTCCCGCTGGTGGACGTTGTGGCCAGGGCTCCCGGATAATAGTCGCTCGGCGCTACGGTTTGGAGACAACCCCATTTCTTGACCTTGAAGCTCATCTAACTAATGACAATCACTTGAGGTTTGAAGCCGCCGCCCCCGGCGAGCGCAGGATTCAGATAGCGGACGACCACGATGCCAGAGCCGCCCGCACCCCCGGCTTTTTGGTACCCGCCACCGAACCCTCCACCACCGGTGTTTGGGTCACCTGCAGCCTTCCCGTAGTAGCCACCACCATGGGTCGCGGTTCCGTCCGTGCCCCCGGAAGCGTACCGTCCAGCACCCCCACCGCCCGAGTATCCGACGCTGGAACCGCGCAGCACGATATCTGAGTCGATTCCCGCACCGCCGTTGCCCGCCACGGTGCCGCCGGGAGAGTTGCCACCCACCGCCGCCGCGCCGCCGCCGCCACCACCATTTGCCGTAGCGGCGCCGTTGCCGCCGTCGTAGCCTTGCCGGGGAGGACCGACCGTGCCGAGACCTTTGTTCGCAAGTGCGAATTCGCCGCCGCCCCCCGACCCACCATTCCCCTGCCCCGCGCCGCCACCAATCGCGGTGAGCGCGTCAATCGCGCTATTGCTTCCGGGGTTGTTGACCGCACCCCCACTTCCCACGGTGATGGTCATGGTTCCGCTCAGCGTCAGGTCAGTGCCGGTAAGAACACCGCCACCGCCGCCGCCCCCGCCGTTCCTGCCGCCTCCCCCTCCTCCGACGACCAAGTACTCAGCGCCCTCCAACGTCTCGGTACATACAAGCGAACCACCGACCGTGAACTTATGGACGATGTAGTCGCCGTCGGTCGTCTTGGTGCCTCCGGTCGCACTGAACATCTACGGAAGCCTGAACTCGAGCATGACCATCAGCCCCTTCGGTGCGGTCGTAGACACGGCAGACACATCCACCTGGAGCACGTCGTTAGTGGCGACATCGTCATAGGTCTCGTTGACGGTTCCGGGTGTGCCTACGGTCGCCCCACTGGCGATGCTGATGGGACTGGAGAGCATGTACTGAGCGTCGGTGAGGTTGTATATCGTGACCGTCGTCGCACCCGTAGTGCCCGCCGTGTTCACGATGGCGTTCGCGCTCACAAGGTTCATCCCGCTGAGAGCCGGGGGAACCGGCACGAACATTACGCCGTTCGCGGCCGCGACGTCGGTCGCAGGAGCGACGGCGATGAGGACCATGCTCTTGGTGCCCGCGTAGGACCCGGCCAGACTGTCGGGCGTCACGGCCTTGGTGGTCAGCGTACCGGTATTGGTTTCTGCGATAGAGGCCGTCGGAAGATGCGCCCCGGTATCGGCTACGTGCGTGGTCAGATCCCCGGACACGGTGTCGATGGCGGTATCCAGAGCCACCAACGACGCCAGCACGGTGCCGATCAGGGTGCGAGAGTCGGTGAGCTGGCCACCCTCGATCGTCGTATCAGTTGCGGGAATCGAAACCTGCGCGAGCTCGACGTAGCCGGCTGGCGTCGACGGCGCCACGGGAGAGCCAGCCGCGATCCCCTTGCACGAGGCATCCTCCGAAGAGGAGACCACGGCGCCGGAGGTGTTGACGCACACGATGTCGATGCGCGGGTTGGTCGGATCCGCGGCGGCGATCGCGATGCTCGTGTCTGCCGCCACGCTCCAGATCCTTGAGCTCGACACACAGATTCCGAGTGAACTCTTGACCGTCATGTTCGGGGACGCCTGCGCTTCGACGAGAAGTCCCGAAACGACGTAGGGTCCGCCCAGGAGCTGAGCAACCTCCTCGTCCCGCGCCAGCGTACCCGGGATCTGCGCCTCACTGAGCGTGCCGACGGTTTCGGTCGCCAGGTCCACCGGCCTGATCGCCTTGACTTGTGAAACCGACGGTGGGTACCCAGGAGCGAGCTCTCCGGTACCGCCCGTGTACCGGAGGGGGTAGGTCACCGTGGTCGGATCCCACTCGTCAAGGCCAGCCAGTTTCAGGCGTCGATCGCCTGCCGACCACGTCGCCCCCTCAGGCCGGATGTAGAGGCGAGTCAGACCGGGACTCTCGCCGCCGTTCGCGGCCCGACCTGTGATGTCGATCGCCCGGTTCGCAAAGGTCGAATTCGCCAGGGGGAGCGTCCGATAGCAGTCGGCGGCGACCCCGGTCAAGGTGGCCTGGCTCACCGAGTCGACAAGGATCTGATAGGCCAGCACCACATTCCCCGAGCGATGCCGGGCGTAGATGTTGGCCCCGGAGGCCCCGGCTGCGGCCGGAGTGGAGGGCAGATTGACCACGACCTCGGATTTCAGACCGCCTGCACGGTAGGGAAGATCGGTCGTCACGACCGGTGAGGGCAAGGTCTCGCCGCTTGCCCCATCCGTCCAGCTGAACCAGATCTCGAAGAGGCCGCCCTCGTAGCCGGTCCCGGACTCCGTGATTGACCCGAAGGCTGCAGCCGAGACGGGATCCGCGAGCGGCGCCCCAGTGCTCTGAATCACGGCTGCCCCCGCCAGCGTCTCACGCCCGAAGGCGTCCACGAAGGTCTGAACCACCTCGAGGCTCTGTCCGGCAGGTAGCACTCCGCCTCCAGCTACCAGGGCGGTCGTGGGCGCGAGCGCGGGCGCGGTCAGATGGGCGGTCCCGTCCCGTGGTGCCTGCGCGAGCCCCTGGAGCGCAGCATCGAGCAGCAGCGAGTTCCAATAGGGGAATCCCCAACTCTCGGAATCCGCCGCCACCACCATAAGGGCGAGGAGCCCCTGATACGCCGTACGCTCGGTGCGTTCCTCAGGCACGCGATCCTCCTCCTTCAGGCAAGACGCACAGCGGGGCCGGTGAACAGGCAGAAAACGAGAGCCTGGAAGCCGTCGGGGACAGGCCCGAGAGCAAAGAGCAGCAGCTTGGCGCCCGCGTAGAAGCCGCGGCCGTCAGTGCGAAAGCGCAGGATCTGGGCTGCGCACGGGACGGCGTAGTGCAGGACAGGGTCAAAGTTCGAGGCCTCGGCATTCAGCGTCGGCTCCCCCGGGAGCGCCAGCCGCATGCTCCCCGTCGTCAGAATCGGCCGCTTGACGAAGCGCACCCGTCCGAAGTCGAGCCATTCGGAGATGACCGGCCCCGCGGCCGTCCCGAAGTCCGCCGGCACCTCCACCTGCACCGTGCAGTTGTCCTGAACCTGGGCGTCCCGCATGAGGCGCCCCCGGCGCTCCTCCTCGCGGAGATCGGCGTGGATAGAGCGCGTGGCGGCGTGCGGACCCCGGCCCCCGAATGTCTCCTGGAGTTCAGTCTTGCTGGGCATGCGCGGCATCGCTCTACCACCATCCGTTCGCCGGGAGGGACGCGTTCCAGACCATGCCGGCCTGAGGTGCGGTCAAATCGATCTCGTAGCGATACTTGGTCCCGTCCCACTCCAGGGTGCGGGAGACGGAGAAGACTCTGTTGGTAAGGGGACGTATGCCCTGGGACCCCTCGGCGGGTCCCCGGTACCGGACGATGCCGGCCTCGAGGGCGATACGAGAGAGACGCTCGCGGGCGATCTTCTGGGCGAGCGCTGGATTGATCGGGTACTCCCGGATCTCGATACGCTCCTCGACGGGGCGTTCTCCTCTGGCCGCGGTAAGGGACTCGGTCACCTCGACCGCCTGCTGCTGCCGGTAGCTACCGGCGTAGCCCGAGCCCACTACCGTCACGTGCGTCACGGGGTAAAGGGCGTCGTGGCGCTCCTCGTCGAGGACGGCCGCCGGCTGCGGGATCTGCCCTCCGCGGGAGTAGGTCTCCTGCCAGTCATAGACGACCAGGGTGCCAGAACGATCCAGGTAGACGGAGGCGCCGGACCAGGAGGCCACCTCGCGAAGAGCGGCGATCACGGGTTTCCCGAGGGGCGTGTACTCGTCCGGCATCACCGGCAGGCCCACCCGGAACTGGACCGGGAGCCCCACCCAGGAGCAGATGGTGGAGGCGACATCCGTGGCCGAGTACACCGGGTGCCAGGAGCGACGCAGATTCTGCACCTCGCGCGCGTGGAGCTCGCCGCGGAGCCAGCGTTCGTTCAACTCCGCGGTGTAGGCGCTAAGGAAGGCAAGCGTGCAGAACCTCGGCGGGAAGTTGTCCGCGCCCAGGTTGGCGGCGGAGAGCGTCGAGCGGGCGGCCAGGTAGCCCTGGCGGCGCAGACGATAGGAGACCAGGGGGAGATGACGGTAGCCCGCCTCCCCGGCCTTCCGGCGCCACGTACGCGCGCCGGAGCGAACCCTCACCGGGTCCTCGACCGTCCAGAAGCCGGTGGAGATGCCGCCCTCGACGGACTGGACGGAGACACCCTTGGCGTGGGCGCCTGCGGGGGCGAGGCATACAGCGGAGGCCGTGTCGTAGTCGGCGTCCACATCCTCGGTGACCGAGAGAGAGATGATCGTCTGGCCACCGAGGGTGCAGTTCGCCCCCGTGAGGAGCTGGCTGAAGGTCTGCGACACCGGCTAGACCGACGCGCCGTCCGTGGCCAGGCGGTAGGTGGCCTCCCAGACGATGGCGCCGTCCAGGGTGTACTGCGGCATGATCTCCGTGCTCGCGTCCAGGCACACGCCGCTGCGGCCCCCGACGTTGATAGTGGAGCCCGCGGAGATGGTGGGCTCGTCGTTACGGCGTTGGGTCACCTCGATCTCGCACTCGACCCCACCGGCGTAGGTGATCTGAGTGCCATTGATGTCGGGGAGCTTCTCGTTTTGCGCCTTCGCGCTTTTCCGAACCTTGTGAGTGTGAACGGTCACCGCAGGACCTCCTGAAGGACGTGGTGGTAGGTTTCGAAGGAAGCACGGGTCTCGGCCCACGCGCGGGCGTCATGGGCGAGCTCACGGCGGCGGGAGGAGTCGGTGAGGAGCTCGGCCAGTGCCTCCGCCCATTCTTCGGGCCCGGCCGAGACTGCGCCCGGAGGAGCGGTGCCCCGGGTCGTCAGGCTCGGGATCCCGAGGGCGGCGGCACGGAGCAGCGGGACGTCACTCACACTGGCCGCGTAGTCTCCGGCCGGGTAGCACTCCAACGCGACTGTGGCACCCGCCGTGGCTCCGCGCAGCATGGCCAGGTTCCCTTCCGCTCCGAGGTCTCCCTCCAGGTAGACGGAGAAGCGCGCGGCCCGCCGGGCCTTCTCGCCCGGATCGGAGAGGGCAGCCACCAAAGGCGCGAGATGCGCGAACTGGATATGCCGGAGGCGCACCTCAGGCGCGGAATCGAGGACCCGGGAGACCGCCTCTGCCACCCCTTCGAAGCCCCGGCGCTGCCGGCCGTCACTCCACCAGGCCAAGCGGGCCGGAGTCTCGGGCTCCCGCGGCGTCCAGCCGGAGAGAGGAATCACGGGTGCGACGACTCGCGTCGCGGCGCCGGGGAAAGCATCCCGGAGGCCCTCTGTGGCTACCACCAGGATGCTGGCCGCTTCCAGAGCCCGGGAGCAGGCCTCGAGGCGCGCCTCGTTGTAGGCGGGGTCGCACTCCGCGCGAAGCCAGGGATCCTCGGAGAGGTCGACTACCACCCGGAGGCCCCGAGCCCGCGCCTTCTCCGCAAGCTCGGCGGCCGCCAGGCCGGTGGGTTGGTGGATCCAGAGAACGTCGGCATCAAGCGCCGTCTCCCGGGCCCGAGGGGCATCGATGGACAGGGCCACCGCTCGGAAGTGGCGTGCCGGCAGGAGCACGCGCCAGTACGCCTCCGGGGTATCCTCGTGGCCGACGACGAAGCGGAGGCGCATCAGGCGTCCTGCGCCTCGAGGACGGCGTCCCCGGCGCGGAAGAGGGCGGCGAAGTGCTCCTCGGTGGGCTCCAGGCGCCCCTGGCGCCGGCAGGTGGCCACGGGCACACCCGAGCCCCGCTCGAGCACCTTCGTCCCTGCGGCCCAGGTGTAGCGGGTGGCACCCGAGGTCTCCCCCGTGAACACCAGGAGAAGCTCGGGGCCCTTCTCCAGCGGAGCCTCAGTCTTCCGGTTCGCGCCCATCAGATCGCCCGGTCCTCTACCGTCTGGACCCGGAAGGCGTCGCCGTTCGTACCGAGGGCGATGGTGATTCCGGTGATGTTCGCCACCCGGTCCGAAGCCGCGCCGAGGGCGACCTTGGTGCCCACGGGTGAGGCGGCCAGAATGGTGCCGAGCTTATTCACGGTCGTCGTGTCCGCGAGCACACAGGCCACGGTCACGTCGATGTTGGCCGCGCCGATGGGATTGCCGGTCACCTCGAGCTCGATCTGAGCCCCGCCGTAGACGGCAGTGTCGACGGCCTGGCCGTCGGTGAAAGTGCCTGCACCGGATCCGGTAACCGCGAAGGATCCGAGCGTGGTGACCGGCGGGAAGACGTTAGCCGCGACAATGGCAGTATTGCCACCCCGGCGCCAGTAGTGGTGGACCCGCAGCGCTCCGGTGGTGAGCCAGGTGTTCAGGTCTTGGCCGAGGTGCGAGAGGACGGCCGAGTTGAAGTTCGCGAAGTAGCTCACGAGGTCGCTCTCGCGGGCCACGGCCGTGACCACGGCGCCCACGGCATCGTCCAGGTCGGCGGTGATCTTGTACTCGTCGGGCTGGGCGAAGGCCACCAGCTGATCTCGGGCCAGGCGCGCCTGGTAGGCGGCGGTGGCCAGGGTGTCCTCGTCCCCTTTGGCCGCCAAGAGATACTGGATGGCCTTCGCAAGTTTGTCGGTAAAGGAGACATATTCGGCTTGGGTGAGCAAGCGCTGGGCAGGCATAGGGGCCTCCTACTGATTCGAGGGTGCGTAGCTCGCGCCGTCGAGATTGATGGCGGTGCCGGGCTCGCGGCGGACATTCAGGTTGACCTGGACGGGTGGAGTCTCCGGCGGGTAGTAGCCCGGGCGCGCGCCGGCCCCGGCGGCAGCGCCCAAACCCGCGCTGCTCTGGGGTGCAGCCTTGCCCGAGAACTTCCCGGCTATCCACGCTTCGGCCGCCGGGATCTGGGTGACCGGGTTGGCATAGGCGCCCACCTTGACCGCTGTGGGTCCGTACTTGGCCACCCCACCCACCACTGTGGGAACCCAGTCCGGGATGGCGTCCACGAGTTCACGGATCATCTCGACGAACCCGGCCAGGGGATCGAGCAGTTGGTCTCCCACCGCGACCGCGAGTTCGCTCAGTTGCTCGTTCAGCTTGCGGGTCTGGGTCTCGAGAGACGACTCGTCCCCGGCCTCGCCCATAACGTCCTTGGTCTGGTTCAGCATCTCCTGGTAGCGGAGCTGAGCCTTCTCGGCGTCCGAGAGGGCAGTCCAGGTGTCGCGTAAGGCTCCGCCGAAGGCCCGCGACTGCATGTGGGTGTCGCTCAGGTCGACTCCGAGTCGCTCCTGGGCGGAGGCACTCCCAGCGATGGCGAGCTTCAAGGCGCCGAACGCCCCCGCCACTGACTGCAGGTGCTTGTCCGGTGAGGTCGCCGCCAGATCCGCGGCCACCGGCAGAAGCTGCTTGATCGCCTCCGTCTGGAGTCGCGCTGCCTTGGCCGGACTGTCACTCATGGCCGCCAGACTCTTGCCCGCGAGGGCCGCCTGTTGGAAGTCCTTCGCCAAGAAGCCGGTGGCGTCGGCCAGTCGCTCGGAGGCCGCAACGAACTCCTGGCCTTGGTCGACTCCGAAGTTCCGAGTGACTGCCTTCTCCGTCTTGCCGGCCTCAAGAGCCCGGGGCACCGTCGCGTTCACGAATTGCCGCGCCCCTTCGATCGCGACGGGGACGGCCAGCGCCGCCGCCATTGGTGCGAACCGGGACAGGCCGGCCGCGCCTCCGGCGGCGGCCACAGTCTCGCCGCCCGCCCCCCTCGCGACGCCGCCGCCCACAGATGTGCCGGCGGCTTCGGTCCGCAGCGTCGCAATTCTCGTATCAAGCGCCGCGAACTGAGCGCGCAGATCCGCGATCGTCCGGTCGGCCTGGCCCCCATCCACCTCGATCGTGGGACGGGCCACCGCCTTGTCCAAGCGGGCGATCGCGAGATCGGTGTCGCGAAACGACCTGGTGGCTTGGCGGTCGTCGACTTCGGTTTGGATCGCGATCTGCTGCCCGTCGGCCGCGGCCACCGCAGCCTCGGTGCGCTCCGGGATCTCCTCGAGTTCCGAGAAGTCGACCCGGAGACGTCCGGCAAGATCGAATTCGTCAGCCATAGAGAAGACCTCCCGGGGAGTTACAGGGTGAAGACGGCGTCGCTGTCCGCAGGCAACCCGAGAGAACTTTCGCCCTCGTCTTGGGCCATAGCCGCGACCTCCCCAAGGGAGAGGTACGCGAGATCCGCGAGGGAGAGCCCCAGGCTCCGGCTCAGGAAGAGGAGACGCCCCCAGGTGATCGCGTCACCGGGGGCGTCGGAGGGTTTCTTTCGTCCGGCGCCTGGTTCCAGGCCTCGAGGACCAAGCCGATGATGCTCGCGACGTGGTAGCGCTCGAAGATCCTCTCGACGAGGGTCTCATCGACGGGGAGTCCCTGGCCGCCTGCGCAGAGGTGCCGCCGAAGCTCCCCGCCCTCGAGGCCGATCAGGAGCAGTCGACCGAGGTCGTCTGGCTCAAGCTCTCCCGGGCTCCAGCCGCCGCCCATGATCTCGGTGAAGGTCGCGCCCCGGTATTCGGCCCAGCGCTTGTTCCCCATGACCGAGTAGAAGAGGGGACGGAGAACGCCGTCCACCTCCACCCCGGGCATCCCCTCGGGCGTCACACGCAGATCGTTCACGGGATCCTCCAGAGTCTGAGGTCGACCAGCCAGTCGGCCGAGTCCCCATCCTTGCGGCGGATGCGGGGGGCAGGGCCACGCTTCACCCGCCAGCCCACACTCGCCGAGCCGTCGCGGGCCGTCAGGGTGAGGAGCGCCCCCGCGGCTGTCCACGCCTCGAGACGGGTCACATCGACGGAGGCGAGCAGGCGCCCCGAGAGCGGCACTTCCTCGAGGCCCGGCGTCCGCTGGTAGACGACAGGTGACCCGGCGGTGTCGGGGAGCACGTCCAGCGCCTGGGGGCGCGCGGGCCGCTCCTCCGGGGCCTCATGCACGGTGACGACCAGGGCGCCGTCGGAGAGCTGGATCTCGGCCATCAGAGGTTCACCTTCACAGAGTAGAACGCCGGCAACCGCCACACCCGGGCGTACTCATCGAAGAAGGGATCGCCCCCGCCCGAGCGGCGGATCCGCTCCACCTTGGTCTGGTAGAAGTCGCCGGGGGCGGCCTCGTCCTCCGTCTGGAGAACAGTGTCCTTGAGCGCCCCGGAGAACCGAGCGTCCAGGAGCCGGAAGACCTGTGCGGCCAACGCGACCGCTGCCAGCTTCGTCGGTGCCCACGCGTCGATCTGTAGCCGCAGCTCATCTGCCTGAATGGCCGCATCCGTGCCCAGGCGCCCGAGGCCGGCCTCCTGGACCACCAGGAGGGGGTAGGTGCGGTCTCGGGGGATCTCCGTCGTCACGCGGCTCTCGGCGCTCGTGGCCAGTTTCAGCTGATCGGCAAGAGCGTGCGGCAGGTGCGCGTGAGGCCAGGTGAAGGTCGGCATCAGGCACCTCCGGCGAACCGCGCGGCGGCCCGTTGGCCCGCTCCCTGCATGCGGGTCTCGATGTACTCGATAGAGGCCACCCAGCCTGGGAAGAGGAAGGGCTTACGTTCCCCTGAGACGAAGACACCCCAAGTGGGCTTCGCCCCCGGCGCTGGCGCAAGCCACACGCGCCCCTTCTCATCCGCCTCGTAGGCTGAGTGTCCCGGCGGATCAACCCAGCCCCACTGGTGCTTGGCCTGGTTGTAGAGGGACTTGGCCAGGTGGAAGGGCACGAAGTGCGGGACGGTGCCGTACTCCTTGTACTTGCCGTAGGGGACGTTGGTGCCAGCGAGGACCTGGAGTACGGAGCCGACCATGGCGGACGCCCAGGTGATGGAGCCGAGGAGTTCCCCCTCGTTCACCATGTCGTGGGTGTTCTCGATGATGTCCTGCACCCGGGACTGGACGTGCTGACCGATGTCGTCGCCTGCCAGCGCGTACTCCTCCCGGAAGACGGCGAGCAGACGCTCCATGGCCTGGGGGGTGACACCCGATTGGAGCTCGAGGCGGACCCCGAGATCCAGGTGACGCGGCATGGAGTACCCGGGCACTACCGCACCGCCTGCAGGTCGAGCTCGACATGAAAGCCGCGGCGAGTGGGGTTCACGAAGAGCACCCGGTAGCGGGAGGGCTGACCGGGCACCGGCGTCCCCTCGCGCGTTCGCACGTTGCGAACTTCCGCCTTCTCCGTCACGTTTGCGGTGGCGGGGAGAGCCATGCGCGCGTCGAGCACCACCCCGGCCCCGGCGGCCAGATAGCGACTGCGGCCGCTCATACGGAGGAACTGGGCGGGGACATTCGCCGCGAGGAGCGTCGCGGACTCGCGGGGCTCGGCGTTCACCGTCGTCTCCGCGACCTGGTAGATGTCCACCAGCAAGTCGAACATCAGACCGCGGCCACGACACTCGGACGGTAGAGCCCGCGCAGGCGCACCCGGACGTCGTAGCGGAGGAGGTTCTCCAGGGTAGCGGCCCGGTGCGCGGAGTCCCGCGAAGCCTGGAGACCGCCGTCGGACACCGAGCCCCACGGGGCGAGCTCGTCCCGGCGAGAGACCGGGTTGCCCTTACGCACGGCGATCGCTTCGACCACGTCCATGAGGACTCGGCTTGCCCGCGGTGGGCAGGCGAGACCCCACCTGCCGGTGACGGTGACGGCCACACCCTGGCTGAAAGTGTAGGCGGGCACGTCGGGGCCAAAGACGCTTGAGACCGAGATCCGCGCCTGGAGCAGCCAGCCGTCGGCGAGGAGCACGCACGCCTCAGTGACGTCGCCGAGCGTCTCGGAGACAGCGGAGGTGAGGGAGTGCAGACGCTCCGGCAGCCGGAGCAGGGACAGGCCGTCGCCGTAAACGACGACGGCGCTGTCCGCGGCTTCCAGGGTGAGTCGGCGGCCAAGTTCCGCCTCGAGGAGATCGAGGGCCTCAGCCTCCAAGAGCTCGAGCGTCGGGTCGGTCAGGGCCTGCACCTCAGCCAGCGCCGAGTGCGCCTGCATCTCCGCCAGGGTGAGGACCTGCAGGGCCATCTACGCCACCAGCGTATCCACGAAGTTGGCCGCGGCACCGACGGTGACGGCGCGGCCGAGGATGTTCGCGCAGGCGGTAGTGAAGCCCACCGTCTCCGCGGCCACGTAGGTCTTGGTGGCCCCGGCGTCGGTGTCGTAGGTGAGAACGACGGTGGCCTGCCCGTCAGTGAAGGCCGGAGTGGCATCGTCGACGGCCGGGGCAGCCACATCGGCGTCGGTCACCGCCTCCGTGGGCGTTAGGGTCACGTCCGCGCCGTTGTACCAGGTCTGCCGGACGCCGGCGGCGTCCTGCAGCTGGAGCGTCACGGTCCTGGTAACGGTGCCCGCGGCGGCCGCGTTCAGGGCGGCGGCCGAGCTCCCCGCGGTGGCCGGGGTGGCTACGATCTTCAGGCCGCCTGCGCCGGCGACCTTGGCCAGGCGCAGCAGGGCGTTCAGAGCGGCGGTACTCCTCGGCGTGCCGAGTTCGCCGTCCGCAAGTTCAGCGATCTTCATGGGGCATCAGCCTTTCTGGTGCTACCGGAGCCCGCCCTTGAGCGCGCCCGGAGGGAGGGACTCGAGGGTGATGGTGCCGGCCGAGCCCACGCCCGCCTTCTTGACGTCGTCCGGGCCGGCGCCACGGAAGAAGCCCGTGGCCAGCACGTCGGCCCGCTCCTCGGCGTTCGGCAGGTGGTAGACGACGCCGGCGCGCGCCCGAATGCTCTGACCGTTCATGACCACGGGGCCGAAGCTCGCCGGGCCGTTCAGGACCACGTACTCGCGCGGGGCTCCGGGGGTACGCGCGGCGGCCTCATCGACCACCGTCTCGTCTCCGGGGGCCTCGAGGCCTTCAGGTGCGGCCTCCTCGCTGCTCCAACCCGCGGGGAGGGGCTGTTCGATCTCGGCCTCTGCGACCGACGCCTCTGCAATCTCGGCCTCTTCGACCGGCGCTTCCTCGACCGGCGCTTCCTCGACCGGCGCTTCCTCGACCGGCGCTTCCTCTATCGGCGCTTCCTCTATCGGCGCCGAGGTAGGCGTGGGCGTGGGTTTGCTTTTCGCCATGGGGCTGTCCTCCAATGAAATGAGTGGGAGTTGAGTGCCGGTCCCGGCGCAGGGGGATACGCCGGGACCGGCCAGCACGGGGAGGTAGCCCTTAGATGGTCATCCCGGTGACGATGACCGTGGCGTCCGTCTCCTCGATCACCGGGTCGTCGTCCAGAAAGACGCTGTAGTAGCGCATGTCATTCATGACCGCGCTCTTGCCCTCGGCGGCCTTGCGGATGCGGACGTCCCAGGTGTTGACCGTGATCAGGTTCATCGGATCGAGGAGGGCGAGCTTGCCATCGGCCAGCGAGGGCACCTTCACCACCGGGATACCGAAGGGGCTGTTGACGGCGTCCACGCCGAGGAGTGCCATATCGCCGGCGCCCGTGGCCCGGTTGGAGACCGCTTCGATCCAGGCGATCTGGGTGGCCGCGTTCATGCACCAGCGCAGCGTACCCCGAGCCTTGTACTTGTCGGGCATGGCCTTGTAGGCCGCGAAGAAGTGGCTCTTCTCGATGGCGCCCGCGTTGATGGCGGCACCGTTCACCACATGCGCCCCGGCCACCAGCTGCTTCCACCAGCCCTCGTTGAGGTTGAGGAAATCGGCGTCACCGCTCACGTCGGTCGAGTCGCCGTTCCAATGCAGGTCCTCGAGGTCGATGGCGAGCTGCGTGGTCAGCATGCCCATGAGCTTGTCTTCCAGGGCTTCGCCCTCGATGTTGTCGTGGAAGACGTCCTCGGAGACTTCCCACGGCAGCTTGATGCGCACGCAGGTGTAGGGCACGCGCCCGAACGTGGCGCCTACCCGGTAGCCGTCGTCCCCGGTCGGGCCTTCGGTCTTGGCCCGCAGGAGCCGGCTGCCGACCGCGATCTTGTCGAGCTCGCCGGTCTTGGCCGTGCGCGTCTCGTGGCGGTGAAGGCCGGAGAAGGGGATCTGCTCGTAGATCTGGACGTAGAACTGCTGGACCTGCTCCGGGGAGAGCAGCCCGTAGGTCACGTCCCCGGTGACGATCTTCTGGATGGACCGGACGGCCTGGACAGGATCCATGGCGGAAACCTCGCTTTCGCTCAGGTGGGACTTGCAGGGGGGCAACAGGGGGGTGAGACGGGCCCTTCAGACAGGGCCGGGAGGGAGGTGGTCTTAGGTGAAGATGCCGGAGCCTTCCCAGGAACGGGTGCCATCGGCCTTCAGCACCTTGTGAGCGCCCTCCGGGGTGCCGGACTGACGCGCACCCGCGGCGCCTTCCACCGTCTCCAGGCGCTTGACGATGGGATCGATGGACGCGGCCACTGCCTCGCTGACGATCTTGGTGATGGCCTCCTCGGTGAGGCCCGTGGTGGGTTCCTCGTCGCCCCCGTCACCATCGTCGACCTTGGACACGGGGTCGCCTTCGGGCTGCTCCTCTTCCTCGAAGAGGTCCTCGAGCTTGTCGACCCGCTCCACGATCGGGGCCAGGGCCTCCTCGGCCGCCTCCAGTACCGCCTTCTTGATCTCGTCCGCCGTCATGTCCGAACCTCCGTTGTCCGGGCCGGAGATGCCGGCCGCTTTCTGTATCGCTCCCTTGACCCAGCCGCGGACTCCGCCGTCGGTCGCGTCGTCGTCGAGCGGTGTTTCCTCCGCTCTCTTCAGGATCAGGAAGCGCTTCCCGTTGGCCGCCTTGTCCACCACGCTGACCTCGTCAACGCGGAGCATGGTGAGTCGCTTTGCCATGGCCCGTCTCCTCTCAGGTCGCCAGTTCGTATTCGCCTGGGGGCAGCGAGGCCATGAAGTCCGCCAGGGTTGTGTTGGCCTTGCTCCAGATGATCTTGTCCGTGGACCGGTCGGCGCGGCCGCCCGACGTGGGGTGCACGGCCCAGGACGCTGGCTCGGTGATCTTGGGAGCCTTCTGGCTGTTCGCGAACATGGAGTTCCGAAGGTCTATCTCCACGCCGTTCGAGCCGACCAAGCGCTCCCCGTTGTCCACCCGCTTGACCTTCATCTTCTCTTCGACCTTCGCGCCGTCGCGGGTGGTGTGGGTCCGCCCGCTGTCCTCGGAGCGCCCGTGCCGGGTGCGGCTCCCGTGGGTGCTCTGATCGTGGCTGGCGTGCTTCGCCACATCTTCCGCGTCCAGCCGCACACCCTGGCCGCCCACCGAGTAGCCGGTGAGCTCGCCGCCCTCGATGCGCTTCCAGATCTCCTCCGGCCAGCGCATGGCGAGAACCCAGGAGCCCTTCTTGACCGTCTCCGTGCCCTCGGCCGTATCCACGTCGAAGTCCGCGGGGGCGAGGAAGGACTCCACCACGAAGGCGCCCTTGACGATCTCGGTGTGCATCTCGCCGCCGACCTGCGACTCCTCCATCCAGGCGTGGGCGGAGAGTTCGATGTCCTCGGCCTTCATGACGTCGCCTTGGAGGTCCTCGGTGTCCGGCTCGAGGACGACGCCGTAGGTGATCCTGCGGGCGCCGGCGGACTTCTCGATTGGGACCAGGAGCCTGAGCTCCTTTGTCACTTCGGCGTAGACCTGCTGCACTTGGGTCCAGCCACCGAGTGTGACGGAGTCGTCCGCGGCCACGGTGTAAGGCACACTCCAGAACTCGTTCCGATCGTAGTCCCGCACCACCACGTGATCCTCATGGTGCTCCTCGACATAGGCGGAAAGAGACGGCGCCTCCGTGGGACTCGGCGACGCGGGCGCCTTGGTCGCTTCCCTCACCGCGGCGTCCACCGCTCTCATGCGCTGTTCGTAGCTACCGGTCGTCTTGGCCACCGCTCACCACCTCCAATGAAAAAGGCCCCGGAGGGCCTTTGTGTGCTTCACGCGCGTTTTGACTCCGGCGGCTACGGCACCGGAACAGATCTACTCCTCGTCGCCCCGCAGGAAGGACAGCAGCTCGGCAACCTGCCGGCGGGCCTCCGTCATGTTTCCGACGTAACCCCAGTCCAATCTGCCACCGGGCATCGGCTTCCCGACGATCTTGGCGAGTTCCTTGATGTCCGCCTGGACCGCCGCCTGCGCCTCCTTGTAGGCAGCCGCGGCTTGGGCGGTCGAGCGTGTCAGAGCGTCGCCCCTCGCGGCCTGGTTGCCGCGATCAGCCGGGGTTGCTCCGGCGGGGTTGCCGCTGCCCCTCCGCCCGTGCGGACTCTGGTCTCCACTGCCATGCTTGGCTACGGCCTCGAGTTGATCGAGGGTGGCCGCAAGGGCCGCAACGGGAGCCGCAAAGGACTCGTCGATGGCTGCTTTCAGTGGCACCAGGGATCTCATAGCACGTCCTCCTCGGGAACGGGAACGTCGTCCTCCTCCGGGGGGTCCAGAGGCATCCAGCGCCCCCACTTGTGAATGCCTGCCACATGCGCCACCCGGAGGGCCGGGAGATCGCGATCGGGATGCCACACCAGCACCTCGTCCGTGCCAGGCTGCGAGTAGACTCGTGTGCCCTCGCTGTTGTGCCACGCGGCCTTCAGCTTCATAACGACTCCATGTACGCATCAAAGCCCAGATCTATCAAGCGGTTCAGGAGCGCCTCGTGCTCATCCGTCCACCCGCTGTAGCCTCCCGCGCGCACCCGCACCGACTGAACATCGTCAAGAGTCACCCCGCCTTGGATTTGCGCCTCGATGAACGGGACTGAACTGAGTCCGCGGCGAAGGAGCAGCTCTGTGCGCCACTTCCCGTGGAATCCCTCCAGCGTCGGCGCTCCCACGGGGGTGCCAAGCAGGCCCGTCTCCTGGTCCGGACGATCGTATGCCGCCTCCAGGAAGCCTCCGAGACTGTCACCCAGGGTGATCGTGCTGCGCTCCTTGACTGAGTCTTTTAGGACCCACTGAATCCCCCCGTACTGCAGAGCGGAGCCATGCGTGTAGCCGTACACGGGCCTACGCGCGGGGTCGAGGTCTTCCGGGATCCCGAGTCCGGCCGCCTCGGCGTCGGTGCGCAGATCTGGAGCGTAGCTCCCGCCGCTGTCACCGGACTCGAACTGCGTCTCGAAGCGCCCGTCGTCGAGGATCTCATGCGCGACATCCACCGTCGTGTTGATCTTGATCGGGCCCGCGGCGGCCTCATCCATGAGCGTCCGGGCTCTCGCCATGCCCTCCTCGAAGGACAGTCCCTCCTGTTCTGCCCAGGCGCGGACGTAGTCCTCAGCCAGCTCCCGAAGTGCGCGGATTCGCTCGGCCGGTGGCCGGTAGATCTGGGGCTCTTTGCCCGCGGGCTTGGCTGCCCTCCGCCGGCCGTGGGTCGACTGGTCGTGATCGTGTCCGCCCGGGCGATGCTTCTCTACCCGATCGGCGTGTTTGGTCAAAGGATCCTGCTGCGCCACGACGGCGAAGGGCGCACGCCTGCTCCCGGTCAGCCCATGCTGCTGGGGCCGGTGTGGCTCGTAGGTGACGCCGGGCTTGTGGTAGCGCACACTGCAGCGGCACTGGATGGTGTTGTCCGGTCCCGCATCGAAGGACACGTAGTCCCCCGGCACCATGAGCTTCTCCGGCTCGCCGAGGCGGTTGTTGACCACGAAGGGCTCCATGATCGGTCGGCGCTGCCGGTTGGCCTCTCGGTGCCAGCGTCTGGTGCGCAGATCCATCCGTGCGTGCCACTCGTGCTCGGTGGCACCGCCGGCCAGGGCGATGAACCGGGCGCCCCAGCGATTCGCTGTCAGCACCTCGGTCCGGGCGATGCGCTCAGCTCGGATCCGGCCGAAGGCGTTGTCGAGGCGCATCACGCGGCGGGCCAGCTGCTCGGTGGTCTCCCCGGCCTCTAGTCCAGCAGCCAGCGTGTTCGCCAAGGCCCGGTGAGTCGTAGCGGAGATCTCGTCGACCACACCCCGGATCCGGTGCCCCCCGAGCCACTCGGGTGCGCCGGCGACCCCGAGTTCCCAGCTGAGTTGCCCCGAGAAGCCGGGGAGGGCCGAGAGCCCTGAGGCCAGCAGGCGCGCCTCCTGAACTCCCCAGGCGGCCCTCGCGTTTGCTCCCAGACGTTCGTAGAGGGCCGTCCGCCCGGGCTCCAGCGGGAGCTCTAAGCCTCGCTCCGCCTCCCGCGCCACCGAGGCCAACTCGCGCAGCATCCGCCGCTCGACCCCGGGAGCAACGTCTGCGCCCAGGTCGAAGCTCGTAACCTTGAGAGGCCCCTTCTCGCCGAGCTCATAAGCCGCCTCAGCCAGCGTACTCCCGTTCAGAGCGACCAGAGACGCCGCACCGTCTGCCGCCCGGAACGTAGCCGCCGGGCCGTCAAGCCAACCGGCCGTGAGCCAGACGGGCACCTGCCCCGCGAAGCTACCGGCGGCCAGACCCTCTGCAGAACCGGGCGCCAGGGAGAAGACCGGGCCCCCCGCGGCCGCCGATGCACGCTGCATCCCGAGCCCGGAGAAGAAGGCTTCCGACTCCGGACCGGCGGTGACTGCGAGGCCACGCTTGCTCTTGACAGCCACCGCGGCGAGCTCACGCATGAGCTGGACGCCGGTGCCGGGCACTTCCCGCTCGAGTGCCCCCAGATACTCGATCTCAAGGAGCCCCTTCTGAACTCGATAGCTCGCCGCCGCCACGATCCGCCCGGCGCCGTCCCGGAGTACGAGGGCCCGCAATCCCTTGGTCCTGGATGCTTGCTCCAGCGCTTGCCGGATTGCTTGCCGCGCCCGGTCGGTGGACGCTTCGAATGCCCGGACCTCCACCAGCGCCTTCCGCGCCTGTGCCGCGGTCAGCTCTTGAGCGCCGGCCGGGAGCAGCCCGGCTGCCCTGGCCCCAGCGACCGCGCCCTCCCCCACGCCCGCGCGGGCCGCGGCTTGCAGCGCCTGCGCAAGCTCTTCTGCGTCGACCTCTACCGCGCCCGCGCGAGAGATCACCTCTGCGAGCCACGTCTGCCATTCGAGCGCTGTGCCGGGAGGAAGATCGTCGAACGGGTGCTTCTTCTTGAGAACGGGCTGGGCCGGAGGGTAGTCGCGGATGTAGGCGGCGTAGCGCTTCCGCTGCTGGCGGAAGACGACGACGAGGGCATCACAGAGGGTCAGAATCTGCGCGGCGAGGACCTTGGCCGGCGGGAGGCCCGCGCCACGGGGGATGCCTTCGCGCAGCCAGGCCTCAGTTTCCTCAGTGTCGACCTTGCGGATGAGCTCGGCGAGGGCGTGAGTCAAGCTTCCTCCGATTCGGAGCAGAAGAAAGGCCCCTTGCGGGGCCTGATTCACCTCTGTGAACGGCTGCGGAACTTCGTCGCGCCCTTATTCATTGAAGACTTGAGCCCCCTCAGGCTGGCACAAGCCGAACATCCTTCAACGACCGCTCTTCAAGCAGGCCATCAAACACGCTCATCACCATGTCGGCAGCTTCTCCGAACTCGAGACCTTCGGCCAAGAGAATGTCCTCACCGTGGAACCGAGTGCGGACCACCCAGGTTGCACCGTCCTCTTCCCCGATCTCGACCATCGTGGGGAGGGCTTGTGCGGCATCACAGGAGACCTCTTGGAGCAAGGCGTCCCAATAGCGTCCCGATGTCATCTTCTTGGTGCCGCTCATCTGCAACTCCCAGCTTGGTGATTCTCCACAAGAGTAGAATCGACAGGGAGCTCACCTAGCGGGTATGAAGGATGCTCTTCATCTTTCGGTCGGCAGACGGTCGGTGGTCTAGTAGCCCGCGTGCTCCGGATCCGGACCGGCGAGTTCCCGGATTTCCTCCACCAGGTAGCCCAGCTTCGCCACCTCAGCGATGAAGGCCCGGTGAACCGGTGAGACGCGCTTGCTGAGCGGCTCCAGGTCACCGAGGCCCTCCTGGGCGCCAGGCAGCGCGGGAGTAGGCGCTTCGAACGGCTGCCGGCCCCACTCCTCCAGATCCGGATCGGTGACCGCCCCGGTGTCAGGATCCATACCTGCGTCGCCGTGATCGATGAAGGCGCGCACCTCGTTGTTCGTGAGCGCCCCCATGTAGTGGGTACGGGTGCGGGCGATCTGCTCCTCGTCGGCGAGGTCCATCTCTTCGAAGCGAAACTGAAGAGGGAGGTCGGGTCCGAACTCATCCTCAAGCAGCCACTGGATGCGCTTCTCCCAGCGCTCTTGGTCGGGCTTGCACACTTGTTCCTTGAAGGTTTTGTCCTGGTCGCGGGAGTTGGCCCGGTTGGCGTCCTCCACCAAGGTCACCTTGGAGGGCGAGACCCGGTGAGACATGATCACCTGGCCCACGACGAAACGCCGGTAGGCCATGAAGTCGGCCTCCTCGCTGGTGCCCACAGTGAGCTTCTCGATGTGGATCTTGACCTGGTCGTTGGTGGAGGACTCAAGGAGCAAGGTCTTGTGGGCATCCCCCCGGATCCCTTCGCGCATGTAGGCGAGGAGGTAGTCCTTGACGTCCTCATCCAGCTTCCCGCCCTCCACCACGATGGCCAACCGCGGCACGGCGTTGTTGCGGAAGAACTGGAGCTGATAGGCCTGAGCCGCCTCGTCGCCGGCGATGTCTCCGAGGGCGGGCACGTGGTCAGGGAGTGGATAGAAGGGACTGTCCGGGGCCGTCTCGCCCACGATCAGGAGTTCGTTCGTGCCCTCGAAGCGCTCCGGAGACTCCGTGTCGGCAGCCGCCCGGCGGTAGTTGCGGAAGTAGACGTAGTCGCCCGCCACCTTCTGGACCCAGCCGTCCCGGTCCTTGCGACGCCTGAGCGTAAAGGCGTGGACGTGGTAGAGGCCGTCCGCCTGCCCCCGGCCGTTGCGGGAGATCTCAATCGCCCCCCAGCCCACCGCCTCCTCGTCCTTCTTGGCGGAGAGAAGCAGGTCGCTGAACGATTCCCCGTCGCGGCGGGCCAGAAGGTCCAGCCAGCCCTCGAGTTCTCCCGCGAGCTCCTGCACGCCGGTGTCCGCTGGGTCCGTCCCCGGCTTCGGATCGAACTTCCAGCCGAGGCCTACCGTGTTCACGGCCTTGGCGTCCACACAGGCCTTGTGAGCGACGTTGCGGCTGTAGAGCTGGGCCAGGACCTGGGGATCGACCGGAGGGGTCACGCAGCGGTGCTCGTCGTAGGCGAACTTGGCCAGGTCGAGCTGTTTCGACTGGCCTTCGGCCTTGCCGGGCGCCTCCAGTACCTGCACCGTGACGTCGCCCACGGTCTAGCCCACCACCCTGACGCTCACCCGGCCAGCGTGCAGACGCCCGAGCGCGATCTCGGCGTAGTTGTCGGCGTGGGCGAAGTGGTCTGGGCCCCGCTTGATCCAGCGTGCGCGCTTCTCTCCGGTCACGGGGTCCTCCTCCACCTTGCGCAGGACGTTCGTCATCTGCCGCCGGTACTCAGCGAGATCAGCTGCGCCACGAGGCAGCCGGCGGCGCTGCAGCTTGTAGGCGTCCCGCCAGGCGTCCAGGCTTTCAGTCCGGTTCACGCTCACGATGGGTGAGCCCTCTTGATCCCGACTCCAGGCGGCTCCGCCCCGTTGGGTCGCCGAGTAGAAGTTCATCCAGACCCGGCCCGGGAAGCGCCGGGCAAAAGCTCGGGCCGCATGCGTGTTCGGCAGGGCGTCAATCACGCAGACCCGGACGTCGTAGTCCGCCATGACGTGGTCCAGATGGCTGAAGACGGCATCGGTCATGGGCTCGTAGTGGATACGGACGGTGAGGACGATCCCAGACGCGGTCGGCTCCTTCACCACCACGTGGAGCCCGTTGCCTTGGTCCACACCCATGACGCAGCCCTTGCCGCTGTCGGGTTGCCCGTAGCGCCCCTCGAGCGCGAGTAGATCCTGCTCGGTGAGTCCTCCCTCGGCCGCCAGATAGGGGAGGCCCACCTCGGAGTTGAAGAACTCCTCCGGGAAGCGGGTCGCGCGCCAGTCGGCAAGGAGCGCGGCGGGCTTGGTCAGGTACCCCTGCTCCCGTTCCTTCTGCGAGACCCTCTGACTCTGGAACTTCGAGAGCTGGTAGCCGTGGATTCCGCGGTCCGGGTACTTCGCCACCCAGGCCCCGCGGGCCGGATCGAGTGCCCCACCGCAGTCCAGGCAGACCAGACGCTCGCTTCCCGGCTCCCCTCGGATGAAGCAGATCTCTGCCCGTGGATCCTGGGGCGAGCCGTGGTGCTCGAGGAACTCATCCTCCAGGCAGCGATAGCGCCCGCAGCTGGGACAGCGAAGCAGCCAGTGGCGCTGGTCCGTCTCCCCGAAGGCGGCGTCGATGCCGTACTCAGGGAGCGATGGCGTGGAGAGGCGCAAGGACCAACCCCACTCGGAGTGCCCCAGACGCTTCTCCGCCAGGGCGATGTTGCCGGGCGCCATCTCGTCGAGCTCGTCGAAGATCAAGAAGTCCGCGGGCACCGACTTCATACGCGTCCGCGAGCGTGTGCCCCGGAAGTAGATCACGCCGCCGCCGATCTGCTTGTAGCCGGCGGTGTCCGTGTTCCGGACCAGTGCCTTCAGGTAGGGCGACCCCTCCACCGCGGGCCCAAAGCGATCGCGGGAGAACTCGCCGACGTCGTGGTCGGTGGGGAAGAAGTAGATCGTCCGGCCGGCGTGCAGGATGGCGAAGTGGAGGGCCCGAGAGATCGCGTACTCGCTGGCTCCCATCTGGGCGGCCTTGCGGATGACCATGGTGGGCGACTCGTCGGCGTAGAGCCCTCGCAGGTACTCGTGGCCGCGGAAGGAGAAGGGTTCTGCGTCAATCAGCCTCCGGGCCAACGTCCAGTCGTAGAGGCGGCTCGAAGCCTCGCGGGAGCTCCGCAGGCTGGTGGCCAAGGAGCGCTTCTTCGGCATGGGCCATGTCGCCCAGGAGGCGGCCGATCTCTCGATCGAGCTCGGTTTCGGTGTGGTGCTCATGCTGAATCGGCCCTCCGCCCGGCCCGGAAAGCTCGCGACGCTCCGGTGCATCGATCCCGAGGATCCGCGCCCGGCGTTCGAGGATCTTGAGCACGCGATCGATGGCCGCGGGATTGCCCCGTACCGCCGCGCTCCAGATGCCGAGGAGCAACCGATCGAGGCGCTCGAGCTCCAGCTGGCGGAGACTCTCCACATCCTCGGGACAGATCAGCTTGTCGAGAGCCCGCTGGATCGCCCGCATGGCTCCCGAGCGGTTCCTGTAGCCGAGGCGCCCGGCGATCTGCTCGTAGGTAGCCCCGCCGAGCCGCAGCTCAAGAGCGTCGGCTTCACGCTTGCGGGCGGCGACGCGCCGGGCGCTGCCTGCGCTTTCTGGACCGCCCATCAGTCGTCCAGCAGTCGAGGCTCGAGACCCATGCCCTGCATCCGCTCGAGAGTCACAGCCACGTACTTGGGCTCGAGCTCCAGCCCGTAGCAAACGCGGTCCGCCTGCTCAGCGGCGACCAGGGTGGTTCCGGAGCCGAGGAAGGGGTCGAACACCGCCTGCCCCGGCGAGGAGTTGTTCTCGATTGGTCGGCGCATGCATTCGACGGGCTTCTGGGTGGCGTGCCCGTGGCCGGCATCCTCCCGGGCCGGGATGCTCCAGAGCGTGCTCTGCGAGCGGTCCCCGCACCAGTGCCCCTTGTCCCCACGCCGAACGGCATACCAGCAGGGCTCGTGCTGCCAGTGGTAGTGGCCTCGCGAAAGGGCGAAGCGGTCCTTGGCCCAGATGATCTGGGACCGAATCTCGAAGCCCGCGGCCTCGATCGACTCCTGGACTGTCGAGGCGAAACGACCCGCGTGCCAGACGTAGGCGACTGCGCCGGGGAAGAGAGCCCAGGCCTCGCGCCAGTCGGCTTGGGCGTCGTTCGAGACCTCGCCCAGCTTGCCGCGGTTCAGGTTCACCCCCGCTCGGGCTCGCCACGTCGGGTCGTACTCCACGCCGTACGGAGGGTCGGTCACCATGAGCAGCGGCACGACGCCGGCAAGCAGTCGGCCGACGTCCGGTTCGGAAGTCGCATCTCCGCAGAGCAGCCGGTGCTTTCCGAGCTCCCAGAGCTGCCCAGCCTCCGTGCCCCACTTCTCCCGGAGCTCGTCGGCGTGGTCAAGGTCGGCGCCGGGGTCTTCCGCGAGAGGCTGGTCGAGGTACAGGCCTGCGCCCTTGGCGATGTCGGCAAGTAGCGCCTGGATCGCCTCGCTCCCCGAACTCACCTCGCGGAGCAGCGCGTCCAGGGCGTCGGCATCGGCCGTCGCCATGGCGCCGATGGGATCGAGGATGGCGAGCGCCTCGGCCTCTTCCGCCGGCGTGAGTTCAACGTAGGCCACGGGCACTTGGCCACCGCGAGCGAGGGCCTCCTCCGCTCGGGCATGCCCGTCGATCATGAAGCCCGTGGTCTGGTTGACGATCACCGGTGCGATCCACCCCAGATCATCCAGCGAACCCCGCAGGGCCTCGCGCTGCACGTTCGGGTGACGACGCCAATTCGCAGGGTTGGCGAGGAGCTGATCGGCGTCCACCAAGCCGTATCCGATCAGGCGGTTGGACCATTCGGACACGGGGGTTGCCTCCTCGGAAATATGGGGGCATAGAAAAGGGCCGCTCGGGGGTGAGCGGCCCTCAGGGCGCAATTCTAGCATCCCAACGCTTGTCAAGCTATCACGAGTCCGCCGTGAGTGTCAAGCGTCCGCTCTAGGCGGCTTCGGACGGCAGAAAAAAAGCGCCTCCGTCGCCCACTCAAGCATCACCTCGAATCGCTTCTTATGCGCTCGGCGATCATGCGGAAGTCCAGACCGGCGGGCCGTCTGCTCCCACCCCTTGGCCTCGTAGCAGAGGCCGTCGCGGTAGTACGAGTCCAGGAGGCGGAAGTAGAGCGGCGCCTGCGCGGAGAGCATGACCATCCGCCGGTCGATCTCGGCGTTCTGGCACATGATCGTTTCCCGGCGGTTCTCCAACGCTTCGTCGTCTCCGGTGCCGGGGCTGCGCTCACCGTACCGGCGGAGAAGGGTGCCGTCGTCAAAGCTCGCGTACTCGTCGAGCGCCTCGCCGAGGGCCTCCAGATTCTTGAAATTCCAACGCCTCAGGTTGTCCCAGAGGGGACGCCGCTCGCGGCGCATCAGGCCCTCTGCCTCGGGCGCCCAGCCCAGCGGGCCAAGAGAAAGGCCGACACCATGCCGGCCACGAAGCCGATGCCCACGGCGACGGCGAGTTCGAGTACGGGTATCACAGTCGACCTCCTGGGACGAGGTTGCCAGCGCACCACGACTCCACGGCCTCTAGGACGTCCTTGCTGTCCCACCCTGCGACCATGAGCTTGGCTGCGTCTTTGATCATCTCCTCCGCCTCGAGGTCCCGGATCAGATCCAGGAGCTCCCGGATCAGATCGTGAAGCCTCCCTTGGCCATCGGTTGGGGTCCACGCCTTCGGCTCGTTCCCCTCCCAGATGACGAGCGGGGGTGACGCCAGTGTCTTCCTTCTGGCACGGAACATCCGATCGACGCGGCTACTCGGCAGGAGCGGAAGCGGGATATCGGGTCCGAGGTCGATGTCTGCGGCTCCCACCGGACCTTGCGAGATCGGGCTGAGCAGGTAATACGGGGTGATCGGATGGAGCGCCAGCGCGAGGCCGATGAGCTCCTCGGCCGTGACGACGCGCGTGCCCTTCTCCACCCGGCCCACGGTGCTTCCATACCAGCCGTGGCCGAGCTTCGTCATGCGATCGGCGAGGTCCAGCTGAGAGAGGGAAACGAACGCGCGCGCGGCGGCGACGTTCTTGCCGATCACGTCGGAGAGGAACTTGGTGCCCTCGCGGGGTTCCGCCAGTCTTCCCCCTACCTGCTTGTGTCGCTGAGTCCCTGCCACTATGACCTCCTTTGCGGCCCGGCGGCGCCACCCAATCCGTTGCCTGCGTATGGGTTGCCTACCCCTACAAAGGCGCGGACGCTATCCGTAAACTTCGGCCGCTCCCAGTACTCTGGATATCGGCTCATCGAGGCAGCGGCAGAGGCGCACCACGGCTCGTCATGGGTCAGAGCGTAAAGGGCCTCGTATATCCCGTTGCGTACCAGCGGATTCAACTCCGCCATCTGCTCGTCGCTCAGATGCTTGACGTGAAAGTCCTCCAGCACGTTGCGAACGTGGTAGGCGACCATCATCGCCATCTCTGACAGTCGGTCGTCCGACACGCTCACGACGTCCACCCCTTCCCAGGTCGCCCCGCCATCACGCGCTCCACGTCCCGCTCCAACATCCCGTCCTCCTCACAGCGATGGCCGATAGCGACGCCCTCCAGGATCTCGACCGTGCAGATCACCCGGCCGCGTTTCCGTCGCCGGCAGCGGTGGCGGAGGTCGGTGAGGGCGGCCTCGAGGTGGGAGTCGCACGGAGGGTTCACGGGGCACCTCCCGCCGCCATTCGTCGAGCCACTGCCATGGCCTCCGCCGCACACTGAGCCTGAGTCTTCCAGTCGGGAGCCACCCGCGGACCCGGTGGCGCGTCGTCCTCGATGACCCGCGGTTCCGGCGCCTGCAGGTGGAGCTGCTTGATGAACGCCTGAAGCGCCGAGCGTGGGTTGGCCTTCACGGCTCCGTCGAGCGCCTTCGCCCGGAGTTGCTGGATCGCGACGGCAAGATCGGCCTGCGGGAAGGCGGCCCCGAGTCGCGCGAGGTCCTCCCGGTCCTGCTTCGGTTTTCGCTTCCAACCCTCCACCTCCCAGAGCTCGAGGAGAAGCGCGTCCATGGGGTCGTCGTCGTCCATGGGGTCGTCGTCGTCCATGGGGTCCGGCGACTTCGGTGGTGGGGTTTCCGGGGTTTCCTCTCCAATGCTGCTGCTGCGCTCTTCGGCCGCCGACGGGGCTTCGTGCTCGCGCGCGCCCGCGACAGCAGCAGCATCTTCTTTAGGAGAGTCAGGAGTCAGGAGTCCGGAGTCAGGAGTCAATGAAGAGGGAGTCAGCAGGCGCGCGCGAGGAGCGAGCACTCCTGTGCTTGTACTGTGCTGCTCTGGTGCTTGTACGGTGCATTTCTTGATATTGCCCGGTGCAGGGATTTCCGAGGGCTTCTCGTTCTTGTGCGGGCATTGGTGACGGAGGAAATTCACGATTTGGATGTACCTTGCACCAGAGTGCTCGTACCTTTGGATGAAGTCCTCGGGTAATTTCTGGAGCATGGCGTCCACATCGACGTCGTCGTAGGGGAGTATCTCGGCCTTGATTCGCTTCGGTCGGTCCTCCAGTCTTCCCTCCCGATCGGCCATACACCAGAGGCCCGCGAAGAGGATGCGCGTGAGTGGATCAAGTTCCGAGAGATCCTCATTCTTGAAGAATCCGGGCTTGATACTGCGTGCTCTCATCCCTCCCTCCCATGGTCGCAGTCGGCGAAACAGCGCTCCCGCCCGCAGGCCTCACAGACCGTCCGATGATCGGGGAAGCCATGCGCGCCCCCACAGAGTGAGCAGACACCCATGAGCCTCCCGAGATGCTCTGTCGCCTCCGCGGCGATCTCACGCCGCTCCTGTAGAGCACGCCCCCGAGCCGCCGATCGTCCGAACCGCCGGATCACGATCGCCTCCGGTGCTCCGCCGCCTGCGGGCACGTTGCCCAGTGCGGCCGCCACGCCTGCCGCGCCTCCACCACCGGCCAGCTGCGCTCCCCGTCGGTCCCTGTGCCGATCTGGACCAGGAGCTGCTCCGGTTCAGGGTCCATCGGCATGTGCTTGCCGGCCTTGGTCTTGGCCCACAGGATCGCGGCGCCGCAGCCCTTGCAGGTCGCCATCAAGTCCTCCTTTCGAACGCTACGATGGTCAGCTCCTTGGGCGCCACCACCACGGCCGGGCTCTCGTAGCGAACCAGATCCGCTGTGTCGTCCGGCAGGTAGCGCGCGAGTACGAGCACGTCCTGGAGCCATTTGAAGAGTGGGGTCGCGTAATTGTCTGAGTCCCGCCGGCGCACCCCCGGACGCATGACCACCGCCCGCAGGAAGAGTGGGGTAGCGAGCGGTCGGGGGCAGACGTTGCCCTTCTCCCGCAGGAGCAAATGGACGTCCCGCTGGAACTTCACGCGCTCCTCGTCCTGCCTCCGCCAGTGCCAGCGCATCCACTCATTCAACGAGGGCGGCGTGTAGGGGATGGTGAGGACGTAGACGAGCCTCTGTCCTTCCGGCCAGTTCGCGAGGACCGCGGCTTCGTGGGACCTGGCCTCAGATAAGGGCGAGCTGCTCGCCGGGCGTGGGCCGCTTGCCGTCCCCGACAGGTACCCGCTCCGGCTCGCCAGGGAGCCACTCCAGGAATTCAAGGAACCCCTCGTCGACAGCCGTAGTCCAGACCTCGAGGTCGAGGAGGGCCTCCCGGCGTGCGTCGGCGTCTCGGAGCCCGTCAGCGAGGTGACGGCGGTAGCGAGTCTGGAGCAGGTCCCGGAGGAAGGCGAGGAGGTCATCACTCGAGCTCATCCGCGGGCTCGATCTCGACGTCCGTCGCGTCTTGGTACTCCGCCTCGGCCCGGCGCCGGTTGTAATCACTCTCTGGGCACTCGTAGTGGTGCCGGGGAAGCTTCTCCGCGCACAGGGAGCAGTGGCCCTCGGGCACCGGCTCGGGCTCCGGGAGCTCATCCACCAGGATCAGGGTGGGCTCGTAACCCCTGTATAGATTGGGTGCGTGTGGAGCATCGTACTTCTGCGGATAGAGCAGGCCGCGCCCGTCGCATACCTCGCAGTCGAGTCGGCCGAGCCACCCCTTGGCGTCTGATGGCCGGTATCCCTCAGGCGTGGACCCATGCGTGGACGCCCCGTTCCTCCGCACCGCGCATGAGCAGAGCTTCGCCACCTGGCCGGCGAGTTTCTGCTCACCTATCTGCAGGCTCTCGATGGCGATCAGTTTGAGCGCGACCTTGCCACTCCCAAAGCCGTAGCGGTCGTCGCCTCCGTACTCAACCGACCGCGTGACACCGAGGCCCGTATCGGCCACGAAGAAGCGGGCAGTCACCGTGACCTCCCGGCCCTTCTCGAAGCGTCCTTTGCCGGCGAGGTCGACGAGCTCCTCGGCGGGGAACTGCTGGGTGCCCGAGAGGCTCAAGCCCACCTTCAGATTGATGAACCGGCTGAAGAGTTGGTCGTCGAGGCTCTGCTGGCCGCGTGAAGCGAGTTCGCGGGAGTCACTCATCGGAGCCTCCCTCGCGCTCCTCTTCGGGGTTCACGTCGTCCGGCTTGATCACCGGCCGCGTGTAGCCGAGGCCCGCGCAGGTCAGGCACGTTCGCAGCGCACTCCATCCGTCCAGCGGGTACTCGAGTACCAGGCGCCCGATCGGGTAGTCCTCATCCTCCTCTTTGTCGTAGGGCTCCAGGCAGCTGCAGGGTTCCCAGGGGCTCTCTTTGCGAAGGAGCTGGCGGCCCACCTCCAGGGAGCGCACGCTCAGGAGCTCGAGCTCCACCGTCCCGTCCCCGGGAGCTACAAAGTCATGCTCTGTCATCGTCGCCGGCACGTGGACGCTCTTCGCGAAGTAGCGAGCGATGACGATCACCTCGCGACCGCGCTCAAGCACCTCGCCAGAGAGCAGCTTGCCGAAGGTCCCGAGTCGCCACTTCGCGCTGCCCTTGGTGAGCTTCAGACTCACCTGGTGCTCGGGTGTGTAGGCCCCGAACACCTTGTCGTCGAGTGTGGGTTGGGCAAAGGGGCTGATCTCGCCAGTGATGCGGTCCACGGCGTCCCGGAAGTGATCGAGGGACACGGGCCCGGTCGTCTCCCCGTTCGGGGCCGTCATGGTGATGGTCGACTGGTTTTGCATGGTTTTCTCCTTGGAACAGCGGTAGCAGGGCTTGTGGTCGATCCGGATGCCGGGATGGACTTCGCACGTGGCAGCTCTCATCGCCCGCCGCCCGTCTTCGCAGGGAGGGCCCGCTGCACGATGGTCGGCCCGAGGTCACCGGCGGTCCGGATCTGCGCCCTGACGAGGGCACCTACCGTCGTGGGCTTGCCGTTCGCATGCGTGCGCACGAAGGGCAGCACCGCGTCTTCCAGGCCGATGATCCCGGCCTCGGTGGCGGCGATGAGGTTCTTGACCGTGTGCCAGAGGAGACGCGCGGCCTGGTTCAGCACCAGGCCCGCCTGTCGGGCCGTGTACTCCTCGAGCTCCTCGTCCGACACGGTGACGTCGAAGGAGACGACCACCGCCACGCCGCCTACCTGCTGCTCCCACTCCACCATGAGGCGCCAGGGGTCCCGGTAGCGGGTCGTGCGCACGGCGTCGATGTCGTGGCGGGCGAGGTAGCCGGTGAGCTCCTCCAGAGAGCGCTCCACGTTCGTGGTCGACTGCCAGTAGGGGAGGCGGCGCCAGTCGCGGGTCACCGCTGCGGCTCCATGAAGTCGCGGATCTCCGCTTTCTTCTGGTCGACTTCTGCTATTAGGCCGTTGTCTGCAACCAGATATTCCAGCGCGCAAATGAGGGCAGCGAGGTGGTGCGGCGTGTCGAGCAGGATTGCGACTTCGTCAGCCTCGTTTGCTTTGGTCGGACGACGACCGGCAACCTGTAGTGTCGGGAAGAATATTCCCGGCATGACTTCCAGGCTGCCGACAACGACCCGCTCGCAGACGATCGTCTTGTTTGCGGGCACGGGGTCTGACCACCCTCCGAGCTCTGCATAGAAATCCTTGGGACTCACGCCACCACCTCCACTCTCGACAGCCCGTCCTCGCCGCGCGACACCGCGATCTGCTGCGGCATGGCATCCTTGAGGTCGTCGTAGTGAGTCAGGAGCAGGGTGAGCCCGAAGCTCTCACTCATACGCTCCAGGATCCGCGCGAGATGCGCGCGCCCGGGGGCGTCGAGTCCCTCAGGCTCATCGACGATCAACGTCTCGACCCGTGCTCCCGAGCGGTGAGCCAGCAGCCGCGCCAGTCCAAGCCGCATGGCGCTCGCCACCCGGTACCGCTCGCCGCCGCTGAAGGTCTCGAAGGGACGCCAGTCCTGGCCATCGAACACGATGATCTCCAGACTGTCCCGGGCCCCGTCGCGGGTCTCCCGCTCGCTCTCGAACCGGAGCGCCAGCGAGCCTTCGTACAAACTCAGGAGCTCATTGACCTCCACCTCGAGGGAGAGCAGCACGTTGCCGACGATGAGTGCCGGGATGCCCCACTTGCTCATGGCTTTCCTGACGAGCTCCGCGTCTGCCTGCTCCTGTTCGAGGCACTTGGTCGCGGCCGTCGTATCCGCCAGAGCCTCCCGGCAGGGTTCGAGCGACTTGACTTCACCCTCGAGGCGGGCGGCTGCTTTCTCGGCGTCAGAGAACAGCCGCCGGGATCCGGCGAGCGCCTCTTCGGCCGATCGCACGGTGGCCTCCGCCTCCGTTGCCCGCACACGCGCGCCCTGTGCCGCGCTGACGGCCTGCTCGGCTTCAACCAGGGCATCCACCAGGTCGGGCGCCTGGAGAGCCACAGCGAGGCACTCGCGTTCAGCGGCGACCGTGGCGAGGCGTTCCTCGAGAGTGGCGATCTGGGCCAGCTGCGCGGGGATCTCAGCGAGTGCCCGTAGCTTGTTCTCGATGCGGTCGAGGTTCTCGGGCCAGAACCTCGGCGCCGAAAGTGCTTCAATCTCAGCCCTGCGGGCTTCGAGCGCTTGCTTCGCCTCGGCGCCGCGGACTTCGAGATCTGTCAGCGCCTTCTTAGTGCTGGCTATCTGCTTAGCCGTTCTGTCGAGGGCCTCTCGGGCAGCAGGGTACTGCTCTTCGATAGCCGCGAGCTCGGCCTTGATACTGGTCAGCGTCCGCTCGCGTGCTTGATCCGCAATGTCCTGCCCACAGCGATCGCAAATGGGCAGCTCCGCAGTCTCTATCCTCTTTAGGCGCGCGGTTGCTTCACCGCCCGCCGTACCCAGACGGTCGGTCGCATCGACCGCGTCTGAGTACGCCCGCGCGGCCACGTCGTGTGTCTTCTGCGCGGCCTTCCAGTCGTCGCGGGCTTGGATGACGGCGCTCTCGGCGTCATGGACCGCGTCCGTCAGTCGTCGCCGATCTGCCTCCGCCTGAAAGTCCTGCTCCTTGTACTTCAGCTGCCGGTCCCGTTCGCCCTCGAGGGCGTCCTTGCCGGCGAGTTCAGCCTCAAGGCTCTCGCGAGTCTCGATACGAGCGAGCAGACCGTCAGATTCGTCCTTCAGGCTGCCGGCCCGAGTCACCAGGTCGACCCTTCGCCTGATCAACTCATCCCGCTTGGCCACCGCGAGCTCGTAGTCTGCCGCGCGAGCGCTGACACCACGGAGGGCGGTCCTGGCCTCCTCGAGTGCCTCCTCGTCGCACCGCAGGTCGCCATAGGCGCAATCCACGTCGATCTGGGCCAGTACGAGCATGTCCTTCGTGTGCTCCAGCCGGGCGACGTCCACCTCGAGGCGTTCAACGTCCCGGCGGGCCGTTTCAAGATCGGCCTTCGCCGTGGCCGCCAGGCCCTTGAAGTGCGACTCCAGCGGCTGGTACACCTCATCGAGCCGGAGGATCGACCCGAGGGCCTCCAGCCGCTGGGCGGGCCGGAGCGCGAAGAAGCTCCCGGCGTCGCCCTGGCTCACAATGGCGGTCTGCAGCAGCGTGTCCTCGTCACAGCCGAGGATCTGCCGGACGCGCTCCTCTGTGTCCCTGGCGCCCGTTCCTTCCGCCGCCCACAGTCCGCTCTCGTCTTGCCGCGCCAGCTCCAGCGTGCTCTTGCCGGATCCGCGGGAGGAGCGCGTGCGCGTGAGCCGGTATCTCTTCCCGCCGGTCGAGAAGGTGAGTGCCACGCGGCACTCCTCCGCGCCCTGGCGGATGAAGGAATCGAGCGAGCGAATGGACCGCGCGCCGGTGAGCACGAAGGCGATCGCCTCCAGGAGGCTCGACTTGCCGGCGCCGTTCGCTCCGACCACCGAGGCCAGCCAGAGCCCGGAAAAGTCGATGTCGGCGTCCTGGTAACTCTTGAAGTCCTTGAGTGTCAGGGACTCAGCTCTCATGGTAGTGCCCTCCCGCGGCCTTGACGGCCAGCTCGAACATCTGCAGGGCGACTTGGAGCTCGGCATGAGCGCGCGGCATGTCGTATGCCGACGTGCTGTCTGTGCGCCGTTCGAAGTACGCGACCTCCCCAGCCAGTTGGTAGAGGATCTGCCGGGCGACCCGGGGCAGACCGTGGATCGCTTCGATGGCGTCTTCGCGGGCTAGTGTGTATGTGGCTGTCGGGCTCATCCCGTCACCTCCAGCGCCTCGCAGACCTTCCGGTCCAGACGCTCTCTCTCGTGGTCACTGAGCCCGAGCCGGTCCGCGTACTCCGTCCAGCCCGAGAACACGTCCGTCTCCTCTGTGAGCGTGGGCGCGGCCTCGGTCACGGAGTGACGGATGGTGGCGATGGGTCCGTGGACCTTGAGCGCGCCGGCCGCGTAGAGTGCGCGCCGGATGGCCTGATGATCGACGGTGCGGGCCTCTTCCGGTGTCGCCTCGTACTTCACCCTGACGATTGCCCCGGGAATCGTTCCGTTCAGACTGAAGATTTCCGACTCCCAGCCGGTTGGGTCCACGAGGTCGATGTCCGCAAAGGGGCGCGGTGAGCTTGATCGCCACGTCACGTTGTAGTCATCCTCGAGACCCGGGTCGCCAGCGCCGAGCTCGATGAGCCACCAGCCTTTGTCTTCCAGTGCCTCGTTGAAGTCGATGCGCTCGATAGAGCCCGAATACCTGACGCGCCCGTCGACGCCTGCTGCGTCGAGGGTCTGCGCCCGATGCAAATGCCCCCATGCCTGGTACCGGAAGGGCAGCCCCCGCAACTCCGAGAGCGGAAGCACCGGCTCCCGGAAGAACGCGGTACTCCCCTCCGCGCCGACCACCGAGCCGCCAATGGAGCCGTGGGCCAGTAACATCGAGCCGAGCGGCATGGCCTGCGCCTCCGCCTCAGCTCCGAGCTTGCGGAGCACCGCGAGGGACAGCTCGACGATGCGGGCGTTCTGCTCGTCGAGGGTGAGGCGTTCGAAGTCAGGATCTGCGGCGGCAAGGTGCCCGCGGGAGAACCACGGCAGACACGCAATCGCCAGGCCCTTGATCGTCACCACCTCCGGCCGGTCGATCACCGTGACGCCGCCTCGGTAGCCGTTGAAGATCGCGAGGGCATGGGTGCGGCCGGGGGCGCGGGGGAGGCAATGGTTCCCGACTATGCAGAGCACCGGGATATTCGCGTTGCAGAGCACGTCCATCGCGCGACGGAAGACGGCCTGTTCGGTTGGGGTCGGAGTACTGTTCCGAAATCCGTCGCCGGCGAAGAGTACGACGTCGGCGTGTTCCTCGACCATCTGCCGACAGCTTCGAAGGATCGCGTCTTCGTAGTCCCGCAACCGGGAGTTGAGTCCGTCCTTGCTCTCGTCGCCAAGGTGGTACGAGCTACCGATGTGCCAGTCGGCCGTATGGGCTAGTCGAATCGTGGTCATGCCGAGACCACTAGAACTGGACGTCATCGTCATCACCCCCCACCGCATGGCCCCAGTAGATGAGCCAAGCCTCGGAGGCGGTGCCCCACTTGGCGCTGCCAGAGTGCAGCAACGTCTCCCGCACGTAGTCCGGGTGCTCGCGCGCGACCTCTGAGATGGGCAGGCCCTTGTGCTCCCCGCTCGGGATCTTCGGGTCGCTCTCCGGACGCTCGCCGAAGGTCGCCGGTTCGTCCGGCTCGTCCGGCTCGTCCGGCTCGTCCGGGAACAGCTCCCCGGTCTCGGGGTCGACGTTCGCCGGCGGATCCTCGTGCTCGGTGGCGTCGACGTCGATCGTGTCTGTGTGGGCCGGGAGCGCGGCGGGTCCGTAGAGCAGGTTGGTCGCCTGCTCGCCGCCGGTCATGAGCATGCCGAGAACGCGGATGTCTCTCGTGTCAGGGGTGAACGTGGTCGAGGTGACCAGGAAGGGCCTGGGGATGCGATGGCCGTCCTTGATACACCAGAACTCCTCAGGGGCGTACTTCTGTTTCAGTCCGGGAAGGCCACTGTCCCGGTATGCCGCGCTCAGTGCCTTCGACTCGGTCATCCGCAGGTTCGACTTGCGCACCTGCGTCCAGCGCTTGCGGATCCAATCCGCGCGCTCCCGGGCGTCGAGTACGTGCTTCTTGTCACCGCTTCCCCAGCTTTCGGGGCACTGGTTCTCGACATCCTCGTACTCGCTATCCGACATCCAGTGCTGCGAGCCGTACCCGATGGCAAAGGTGCCGTCGGGCTTCCGAAAACGGATGGCGGCCGTGACTGTCAGGTTCTTCCCGTGGTACTCGATCCTGGGCGGCAGGTGTTCGATGCCCGCCTTGTCGCCGAGCTTGCGCAGGCCCACCTTGGTGAGTGCGAGCGTCTTGACCTTGCCCCCGACGCCCTTCTCGATCGGGTACACGTCGCCAGCATCGGGGTCCGGGTCGATCGACACCACGGAAATCCCCGGGGTGAAGTTCGGATCCGCCTGCACGAGCGTCGCCGCCGGTGCGAGCACTATGTACCGACGTGCAAGCTCCGGGCTGGACAGGTCGATCATGAGAGCGCCCCCGGCCTCCTTGAGGATCCCGAGCTCGCTCGCTGCCTGCACCAGGGCCCGCTCCTGCGGGCGCACCCGCTCAAGGGCCTGGCCGGGCGTCTCCTTCGTCTGTGCCATTGCCATAATCAGCTCCGTTCTGTAATCTCGTACATGTGTGTGTCGAGGCCGCCTATCGGGCGGCTTCGGCCTTTCTGAGGTCCTGCAGTTTGCCGCGGTACTCCCGGACGATCAGACTCACGCGTTCAAAGGCCCAGCGGCCCCAGCGCATGAGGGATTCCTGGTCGCGGTTCAGATGGTCCTCAAGCCGCACATGGCGCCGGAGGAAGAGAACGTCGTCTGCGTCGTCGCCGCTCACCAGCCCGTCCGCGAAGATCCGATCGCAGGCCTCGAGCATGGCCGTGCTGTTCATGAGCTGGGCGTCCGCACAAAAGGCGGCGTCCAGCAGCACGTCGTCAAGGTGACTGACGGCCGCAGGCGGTGCGCCTCGTGGCTTCATCGTCATAGTGTTCACCTCCCTTCGAGGACAGATGGTCGGGGTTGTCACCGGGTCGGCCCCGTCGCGTAGAAGACGCCAAGGAGCCAGGCGGCCGGCAGCAAGATGCAGATCACGATCCGCGGCCAGTCCCAGAGGCGGGGATGCCGGAGGCGAAGGCCTCGTTTCTTCAAGGCTCGTCGGCCGGCCGACTCGTACGCGGCCCACGCGGCCCATTCGGCTACCTGCTCGGGAGCCCAGGCCCGCTCGGCTAGGGTGGTCGACATCATCGATCCCACCCCCGCAGCCGAGCGAGGTCCACCCGGCGCCTGAGTCGCCGGTGGTCGACGCGGTCCCGGATAGCCAGGTAGAGCACGTAGGCTCCCACGGTTGCGAGGAAGCCCCAGGCGGCAAGGATGGGGAGGACCAGATACTGGAGGTAGGTCATGATGGATGCTCCTCCTCTCCATGGGTCAGCTGACACAGCACGGCCTCCGTGGCCGTCGGATACGGGGTGTCGCAGATGGGGCAGTGGTAGCCGTCCGCGGTGAGGGCGGGGAAGGTGCTCACTCCCGCACCCCCGAGGGTCCCCCCACTCCGGCAGGGGACACCGAAGCAGGGGCCGTATCGGGAAGGGAGACGAGCCGGAGCCCGGAGAGAGTCTTCCCCGGCCCGAAGGCCGGGGCATGAAAAGAGTGCGCGGCCGGGCAGGCACGAGCCCGACCTTGAGCGGCGACACCCGAAGGAGAGACACTCGGGTTATCGGCCTCCACCGCCTGGGCCGTCTCCCGGAGTACGCGAAGCCACACGCGCTCCAGGGAGTCTTTGGGAATGTCTGCCTGTCCGAGCAGGCGCAGCTCACGCATGAGATCGAGGGTGGTCATGCCACGCCTCGCTTGCGTTCTCGCAGCACCCGCTCGGCTTCAGCAATCCAGATGCGCCGGGCTTCGGGGTTGGCTTCGAGATCCTCCTCGATGATCCGGCGGATCTCGGAGGCCACGTCTTCGGAGATTGGCAGCGGCACGCCGTCCGAGCCGATCTGGTCGGCCGGGAAGAAAGCGCCCTCGTGTTCGACGAAGACGGTCGGGTCGAAGGTGTCAGCTGCATGCGTCACGCAACGACGCTCCGGCGCCGGCATCTACCCCGAGTGCAATCGCACTTGCCACGAGCCCCTGATGTCAAGGACAATTGCCGACAGCACCGAGTGGTGAGGCTGGCGAACGCCGAGAGTGAGGGAGAAGCGATGACCTGGGATGCGCTGACGAAAAGCGAAGGAGCGTTCATCGCGGACCTGCTCAGAGAGGCGTGCGTGGAACTCGAGGACATCAAGCTCCGACTCGCCGAGCGTGTCCGGGAAGACTCCCGCCTCGAACCCGTCGCCGTTGACTTAGGGCGCGTCGAGGAGAAGATCTGCGCGGTGCGGGCAAAGTTCACCGGCCGGTAG